CTAATAAGCGCCGAATTAAAATAAATGTAGGATCATTAGCCTCATTTACAATGGAGAATATGGAATTAATTAGTGAATCATTAAACTCATCCGCAACTGATGATTTGGTGATAACTCTTACATATCAAGGATTCATCTAATGTCTTTCTTTTACGATAGAGATCAAAATATATCTGGGTCTATACCTGCAACGTTAGACTATACGCCTTCTTATGGCGCTACAGTTGAATTCTCCGCAGACTTGTCGGCATATACTACCACAGATAACTATCTGCACATTATGCCAAAAGGATTGAATCATTTGCAAATGAAAATGAATCTTCCGTTTGAGAACAAAAAGCAAGAAGATGCGCGCAAAATACTTGGTTACATTGAATCTTTAAATGGTACTGGTCATTTCTTATATACTGATCCAGCTCAAATTTATAAACCGATTCGTATGTTTTGCGACAATATCGAAAACTCATTTAATGAAAACGATCTTCATACAGTTAGCGTATCTTTGAGTTCTGATCAAGCTGCGTCGTTGTTAAAATGGGACACTGCTTACGTTACAGGTAGCAATATGAAAGGCGAGTATTCTGCTGGAGTAGCTTACTCTAGATTTGATGTAGTAAGAAATATCGCCGCAAATGCAAACAATTTATACGATTCTTTTTACTATGTCACTGGTGACATTAGCGTAGGCGAAAATACTGCGATCTCTAACTCGAAATTTACAAAAGAGTTTTTCTTTCAGCCAACTTATCCAGCTCAAGTATCAAAAGAAACATCTGTAATCAAAACAGAGCTGCCGTATTCTTTCACGAAAAGAGCTGATTTCGGAATGCACGCTAATGTTTTAAAATCATTAAAACTAGATTTCAAAGGAATTTCGGATAACGAGGCTAGATGTATTTTGCACTTTTTATGCGGTAAACAAGGATATAGAAAATTCCAATATAAGTTTCCAAAGATTTACGATCAAAACAAACTCTTCTTTTCAAATCAATGGAGTCACACGTTCGTTTACAAAAACGTAAATGATATTTCTTTAACTCTAATAGAAGATCCGCTTGGGGCAAGAAAGGCTTACTAATGAGAAAACTAATTTCATACGAAATGGAAATGATGTTTGTTGGTTCGCGGGATGCGTTCGTTACTGCGAGTAACACTGGCAACGCAGTTTCTCGCTTAGACTTTATTCAGAGCTATGGCTTTTCTTTTAATATGGATCGCCAGCCGTTAAAGCAGATTGGGTCTTCAGCGTTTGCTGCAAGACATAGCCAATTATCTCCAGATGTAGAATTGGACGTTTCTTATTTATTGAATGACGGATGGAATGAAAAACATTTAGGATTAGATTTTACTGATAACGCCTACACAAATCCTTTATATACTATTTTAACTGACGATAAAGATAGAAACTTTTATGTAATGATAGCTAACGATCAAGCTAAAGATGCTGTAGCTTCTTTTACTCCAACTGATTTTAATGTTTTGGGAATAGGTAATACGTATTTAGGTTCTTATAGTATTAGAACGTCTGTTGGTCAAATGGCCGAAGTTAGTTGCAAATACGTTGGCGCTAACGCGCAGATTACGAACTACTCAGCTACAAATTATGTTCCAGCCGTAAATACAGCTCTGGCGGGAGAAGACTCGCAAGCGCAAAACAAGAGATATGGGTTTAATTTTTATAACGCTTCTAGACCAACTAGAATTCAAAACGCATTTACTGGAGTGTTTGATGGAGGTTGCCCTTACAACTCAACAAGTATTGTCGCTACAAACAACAGCGGATCAGCGGGAATTAAGTTTGGTTTTGTATTCGATAATTTTCAATCGTTAGATATTGCGGTTAACTTAGAAAGAAAAGCTCTTTATGGATTTGGCAGCAATTATCCTTTTGCTAGAAAGATTCAAAAACCAATAGTGGGAACAATGTCTTTGGATTCTATAGTGAATTCTTTTGATGCTGAAAAGCTTAATGAGAAGTTCACGCAAGAAGATGTGTCCGCTGCTGGTTATGATTTTGACATTTTGTTTAAAAACTCCAACCAAGATAAAAAACTAGGAGTAAAGATACAGAACGCCAAATTAGATTCGTATTCAATTAATGGTCAAATTGGCGACAAGTCTATAATTCAAACATCTTGGTCGTTTGAGATTACCGAATCGACAGGTATCTTAATATCTGGAGCTTACAATCAGCCAACGTTAAGCGCGATTTATACTAACGAATCTATCAATCCTTAATGTAAATATAAGTATGAGCAAGAGAATAACAGAACTTCCTTTGGCGACTCAGTTAAACAATGAGGATCAATTCATATTTTATAGCAATTCTGACAAAGAAACGCAAAGAATCAATGCTGGAATTTCTCTTAACGTTATCGCTAATAATCTGCCCAGCGTATTAAAGGCAACAACAAATGCTAGCTTAGGTATAGCTAATGCTGCCTTGGCTGACGCAAAAGCGGCTGAAGCTCTTGCGAACGCGGCAACCGCACAAGCATCAGCAGAAGGAGCGCAAACATCCGCAGACGGAAAAGCTAAAGTTTATTATCAGTCATCGGCTCCAACTGGCGGAACTTATAACACTGGAGATATTTGGTATGATACTGATGATAATTATAAAATATATGTAAGATCAGGATCATCTTGGGTTGCTAGTTTTGGGCCAATGCTTAAATTAGATGGAAATAATAATATTTCTGGCCTTTTAAAAGCAGATGGAACAGATAAAAGTTTTGTTTTGGTTGCTGACAATTTTCAAGTATGGAATGGAGTTAGCGCTGAAGTTCCATTTGAAGTTGTAGAAGATCCATCAAATCCTCCTAATCAAGTAGTAAGAATTAAAAACGCTCAAATTCAAACTGTTGATGCCGGAAAAATAACTTCTGGTTTTTTATCTTCTCAGGTTCTTGAATTAGCCAACGCAAACGCTTATTTACAATCAAGTTCTTTCATTGAAACTTGGACTTCTGGTAAAGTTTTTAGACAAAAAAGTTTAGGCAAAGCTACTCCTAGCGATCAATTGCAGTGCAAGGTTGAGCAGGCAAATGGAACGTTTATTGTTTACGATTGTCTTTCTACTCACACATCGAGTGGAGCTTCGTTTCCGGGTGTTGGCGGGCTTTGGGCGCAGACTTCTACGCAGCCATCCGCGCAATCTATTGGCTTTAGAATTGTTGGCAATGGTCAAGCTGAATTTAATGGAGTGTCTGTAAGAGGAGATGTTTTAGCGTTGACTGGTTATTTTGGTGATAATAAAAACGTAACTAAAATTGGAGCTAATGGATTAACTATCGGAAATCAAGGATATATTAAGTCAGACGGAATCACCTATGCTGCAACAGCTTTTTCTGGTAATGGATTTTTCTTAGGTAACACACAGGGAGAAGGACAAGAAAATGCTTATCAATTTTATATTGGAAACGCGGCTACGAGTAAATTTTTAAGATGGGACGGAACTAATTTAGTTATCAACGGTAGAATAGCTACTGGAAGTGTATTAGGTGATTCAAATTCAGGCAGCTCTGTTAATAGCCAAGGCGGTTTAATTATTGGATCTACAATAGGAATTAGAAGAAACGTAGATGATAATGTATTATCAATAACAGGAGGAACCGATAACTGGGGCGCAGTTGGCGCTGATAATGGCGCAGGACAAATAGATTTGGTTGGCAAAAACAGTCTAATAGGAAATGCTGGAGTTGTTCAATTAATTGGCGGAAAGGCTCCTACTGGAGACATTCTTTTAAGAACTTGGTTAGGAACTGAAAATTATTTTAATGACTGCTTAACCGCCAGTAGAAATGGGTCTGTAGGTATAAATGATACAGCGCCATCTAATTCAAATGGAATTAAACTTGACGTTTACGGAAGCATGAGGATAAGAGAAGGTGTTGTTTATTCAACTTATTCAAGTCCATTTAATGGATATACTGTTGCTCTTAACGATGGAGCCAATAACATTAGATTTAAATATGACGATGGTTTATACGCTAAGATTAATGATAGTGAGCCTATATTAATTGGCGAAGGCGGAGAAGGCAATCAAGGCAATCAGGGCGAACAAGGCTTTCAAGGCTATCAAGGCAATCAGGGCGAACAAGGCGAACAAGGCGAACAAGGCGAACAAGGCGAACAGGGCGATCAAGGCTTTCAAGGCTATCAAGGCTATCAAGGCGAACAAGGCGAACAAGGCGAACAGGGCGATCAAGGCTTTCAAGGCTATCAAGGCTATCAAGGCGAACAGGGCGAACAGGGCGAACAGGGCGAACAGGGCGAACAGGGCGAACAAGGCGAACAGGGCAATCAAGGCTTTCAAGGCTATCAAGGCTATCAAGGCGAACAGGGCGAACAAGGCGAACAGGGTGATCAAGGCTTTCAAGGCTTTCAAGGCTTTCAAGGCTATCAAGGCTATCAAGGCTATCAAGGCGAACAGGGCGAACAGGGCGAACAAGGCGAACAAGGCGAACAGGGCGATCAAGGCTTTCAAGGCTTTCAAGGCTATCAAGGCTATCAAGGCGAACAGGGCGAACAGGGCGAACAGGGCGAACAGGGCGAACAAGGCGAACAAGGCGAACAGGGCGATCAAGGCTTTCAAGGCTTTCAAGGCTATCAAGGCTATCAAGGCGAACAGGGCGAACAGGGCGAACAAGGCGAACAAGGCGAACAGGGCGATCAAGGCTTTCAAGGCTATCAAGGCTATCAAGGCTATCAAGGCGAACAGGGTGAACAGGGTGATCAAGGCTTTCAAGGCTATCAAGGCTATCAAGGCTATCAGGGCGAACAAGGCGATCAAGGCGCAGCTGGCACTAACGGTACTAACGGTACTAACGGTACCAACGGTTCACAAGGCGATCAAGGCTATCAAGGCTATCAAGGCAATCAGGGCGAACAAGGCGA